TTACCATATCTTTGTCGCAATGATTTAACACCGTGTGCTGAGGATCTTAATTTTGAAGCACTGTATCATGGGTTATATTATATATATTTAGCTCAACCATTGGCCAATTCGAGCGGTTCGCCTGAATCAATTGAATTCAATGTGTACATGAAGGGTACCGATTCACTTTCTTTTTATGGATATCCGGTTAAGGATGTGGTACCTGGTAGTTTCGGAATCAAACCTACCCCACCCGGTAAATTTCAACCACAATCGAATATAATTAAAGTCATGAACGAATCACAACCACAAAAAGATTTGATTACTGATGATGACAAAATTTCATTGAAAACACATACCGAGAGGCTTTTCAAAACAACTGATTTGAGGAATTTGATTAGAAGGATGTATGTAGCAAAATCAGCCGAGGGCATAACATTGGAACCGAACGCTACATTTACCGATATAATTCCTTTAAATGAACTTATTGGGGAATCCGCAAATTCGCCAACCATGGTTTCAAGATCTACGCCAATAACGATTATTTCTAGAATGTATTATGGTAAAACAGTAGGTTTTAAGTTTCAATTGAAGCAAACCGATTACAAATCGAAGACTGATGGTGTGGAAAATGTCATAACTACTATATACTATGTGCCACCGAATTTTACATATGACCCTAGTGCTACAGTGATAGGTGCCCCGATTAATTTGAACATGACAGATCCAACTGCGCTTCCGCAATGGACTACTCCTTTGCCGATTCAGAACGTTCCCGTTTCAGCACAATCGAACATCAAACTTTATGAATTTAACGTTCCAGACATTACGCTGTATAAATTTATGGGATCACCATTGAAATTTTATGATTCTACTCCATATGTATTACCTTATTCGACGTCGGACTATGGTTCACTATACATTAGATATACCAATGTTTCCGATACTCAAGTCACTATTCGTAATGACCTTATGTACGGATTAACTGATGAGTCTAGATTTGGATTTCACACAATGGCAGCACCATTTTATATAAATAAAGCGAACTCTCCGTATTCAAATTCAACCTTGCCTAAAGCATCAGGCGTGTACTTTGG